CCTTCTCTCATTGCCTGATAAAACACATCATGAACTAACGTTGGTTTCACAAAATCCTGAGTCTGTATAACAGGCCCACTCGCCCCATCCCAAGCATATCCTGATTTAATGGTCATATAACCATATGCCAGAGTAAAATAATCATGCTCTTTGTGGACATCAGCCAACTCCGGCAAAAATATCCGAAAGGGATCAACTAACATATACCTGTAATGCTTTTTCAAAACTCGATAAATTAGTCTCATTTGTCTTTCTCCTGCGTCCGCTGATATTTCTGATACGCCGCAGTGATGGCACTCAATAGGGCCAGACCATATCCTATGGACACCTTGGGGTCTTTCCAGTCCGCCGATTGAAGTTGCTGAATATACTCCAAAGTTTTATCATCAACTAAACTATGTAAATATGCTTTTACGTCGGAATCCTCAATTTGACCAATGAGTGCATCTATGTTTTCCTTTTCCGCGTTTAGTGATTCCATCGCCGCATTAAATTCCTGCTGTTGCTGTATGGCCAATTGCTCCATAGCTGTCGCCCCCGCAACAACTCCACTCAAAAATGGCTCAACACATCCCACTACAAGAACTAACACTCCAACAATCAACAATGCCATGACAGTCTTTTTCATTTATTCCCCTTTCATGTTTTCTTTTTTTGCAGATCTAAGTGCATTTCCCGTTTCCTTGCTTGTATTTCCGGATGATCCCTGTTGCTGGGCTAAGTTCTGCTCCCTGCTCAAGGAACCCATAACACCCGTATCTCCCATATTTTTATCAGGACTATATGGGTTCATTCCAGCATTTTGTGGCGTAACCGTTCGATACCACACGTCGATATCCCGTAAATTATACTTCTGTGCCAAAGATTTAGTGGCCTCCGGAACATCCAATATCGCCCCCTGCTGTGCCGCCAGTTGGGAGGTGGGTAATACCCACTGACTCAGGAACATCAACATTTTCTGAAATTCCATGTCAGGATTTGTTCGTTGCATTGAATATGGCACAATATCAAACGTGTAATCCCAAAATTCACCATCCTTGTCAGCGGAACTAAACGAAGACGGGATGTCGATCACCCCCGGCACTCGCTTAATAACCGGAATATCAATCAACGGGTCAGTCCACATGTACCACGCGATTTTTTCCAATATGGACTTCGTAAAGCTATAAACCTGATTTACCATGTCATCTAATGACCGGGATGCATTGGACAATAACATTTGCTCCTGTCCCAAGGTATCGGCCATTGCATTTCTACCACCAATTGTATATAAATTATTTCCTTGTGCCGACCATTGGTTTTCCACATACTGGAGCCATTTGTACATTTCTGGGTTGACCCCTGCGAAATCTAATGGCTTCAAGGACTGTATGTTATCCACTCGCACGGTTTGCCGATCCGCAGCTTTGGCTACTCTGTCAGCGTCCTTTTCCGCCGCACTCTCATAGGCCAGTACAGTCTTTTGAGATTCTGCCTGTTTTCTCACCTTTCGAATAATGTCATTTATGATGTCGTCCATGTCCATCCAACCCCAAACCGGTGGAATTGGTATCACATCTTCCAGAGGATATTTATAGGCCAAATAATCATAAGGCCCCCCTTCTGGACCCTCCCAATCAACTGTCGAAATAATCTTATTATAACTACTGTCCGCTAAAAGAGTTATGATAATATCTTCATCCGGAATCCAATAGTCTTGAAATCTCGTCCATTCTTTCAGGGTATAATCTACATTGGAACCCCCTGTAATTTGTTTTGGATGGTTGGTTCCAAACAAATCTTGACTGGGCCTTATGTGATCTGCAAATTTGGGATAAAGATCACGTGCAATATCAGTAGGAATCAAATATTCATCACCAGCAAATTCTCCGTCTTCAAGAGATTTGGCTGAGGGATCATACAACCAATTGGAATAATCCACTACATCCGCAAATGGCTGACCTATGTCGTGTAGATATCCCTGAATCTCAACCTGCCACGCCCTTGATATCCCCGTTTTTACAATGCCCAAACCAAACATGCTTTGCATGACCGCGGGCCGTAAGGTAAAATCCGAAAACTTAACTTCACGTAAAAAGTGTTCCAAGGCAAGTTGTGTAGTATAAGCCCATGACCTGTATTCCGGAAACTTCGTATTCACGGCCACGGACGGATTCGTCATAACAAGGTAAGGCACAATAATTGAAATGCCGCGATCAATTAAATTCATTGTATGTGACTGGCCCTTGGTCAACGATTTGTAGAAATCAGCAGTCCACGCTTCCAGCATCCGCATCCGCTTGTCCAAAGCTGGCTCCAATTTAGTCTTACGAAAATGTTGACTGGCATGTTTCAGCCGCCTTGGAAATGACATTTTGACATTTTCATCATGTATAATACTTGCCATCAATTCCTCCAAATATCTTCCAAAAACTGGAAGCGTCGATTGGACTTTTCCTCTCGTAACTCTACATCCCTTTGCTCTGACCGGCCCCCAATTGAATGACGTGGATAGTGCTGTTTGGTATCCCGTTCCGTGGCAACTGACTGATAGGACATCCCTAAAATAGCCAAACCAATAGAAATAACTCGATCCCCGTGCGTTGACTGTGCTCCAACTGAATCTTCAATTAACGCAGATGGGCCAATAGCCCCGTTTGGATATTGGATGTAGGTCTCCAATTCGTTAATCGTTTCTTCGTCCCGAATTATTATTGTTTGATGTTTGTTTGTTCCACGTATGCCCTGAGCAATCGCTACATCTAATCGCTCCAACATCACATATTTGGTTCCATTCTCACCACGGGTACTCCACCACCCGTATTGATTTTTTCTCTTTTTTGTCTTGGCTTCTTCGTCCGCCCGAATATAAACATTTAGTATGCCATGAAACAAAATACGCTTGACAAATATCTGCCCCGGCCCGTTGGCCTCCCAAATTAAAAATGGATTGTGTAATCCGCCAACCCACATGTATAAAGCAGCAACCATGTCCCCAAAACTTTCTGGGGACAAATTGGGATTGGCGTAAACCGCCACTTGCTCACACGTATTCTTGTCAACAATCTGACAAACGGAATTGGAACTTCCTATTCCACGGGAAATGTCACAAGATAAAATATAATTATGATCTTGTCGCAACCGTCCATTTTCCAATGGAACGAATATTTTCATTGGACCAAAGTCAACACCGTCATCAAACCAAGCCCGTGTTATTTGCTCCGACAAATTTTTTTCGTAACGAAATACGCCCCTGTACTTGGGGGGCCTCACGGTTTGCATCCGGGCACGTCGCAAATAAACAATTGAGAAAAAGTTATTTCCGGCCCCCAGCGGATTTCGGTCTAAGTTTCTGGCGACATACCGTTTGTTATAATTACGGCGTTTGCATTCCTTGTCATACCACGCAGACCGCCATCCACCCTCATTGAAATCGCCGCCATCAGCAATCCATCCAATGTTGTCCAAAACAGGCAAAAGGTCTGGGCGGGTGCCTTCTATATTTTTACGTAACTCCCGAATGTCAATGGTTTTATCAACAAAATTAAAAATATCAGGGCATAGTTTTTTGTAATAATCCATGTCCTGAATCTCGATCACACCATGTTCAGGGGACCGATAAAGTCCCGCATTTTTGGTTGGATTCTCTTCCCAGCCCAGCACAACAATCTTTGACCCCCCAGAAGTTAACAGCTTGTTGTAAGGGTGCTCCGGGCCATACCAGTGAGTAGAATTAAACACATTAAAATCACACACGTCATGAACTGAACCAATGATTGAATCCGCAATGGAATGATCCACACGACCGATTTCGTCTATCAGCAAAATACTGGCACGGTCCCCGGCCGCAAAGTTTTCATTTGTGCTTTCGCCATCAATTACCGATCCGTTGGCTAACTCAATATTCATGTGAGTTTTTTTCAGTCGCGGACGAAACCATTCTGGTGCCGTTGCATACGTATACAATATTTTGTGCATTAAACTTTTTTGTGAACCACTTAAATTCCGGCCATCATACTGCACGCCCTTGTCCACAAATTCTTCTTTACGAGAACCAACGATTGCTCTGGTCTCGTTATCGAGTCTGGCAATGAGAGCAATAAATTTACAAATTAACTCAGTGGCCCCTTCCTTTCGAGATTTATCAATTGTTAAATCATGATCCTGTGCATTATACCCGTTAATCAATTCAGTTACTACCTGATTTTGGTGAGGCCACAAAATAAACGGAACGTTTCGATACCCCGCCTTGGCCTGTGAATTAACCACAAAGAACATACTATCAAAAGCAATATGCGGCAACTGCTTACACAAATACAAATACTGAGATTGTAGCCCCGTATCCTGAGCCAGCATCTTGTGCAAGTGAACCCGAAATGACACGTTGGCCTGAATCGTTCTTGGGATTAGCTTTCGAAAATCTTCCGGACTTTCAAAATCTTTATGTTCCATTTTCAACCACTTTAGATTCAACTTGCTTACGAGATTCTAAAAAAGCACCTGCTAATTTCGTTAGCTGGTCCTCAACAGCCCCAATATCCCCCGCGATTATATTCGTTTTATTCGTTTCAATCTGCACTTTATTCAGACCCATAAACATTTCAGGGGCATAATTGACCAAGAAAAATTCCAATAATTTTGCATCCGGCGTTTTATGTTTTTTGTGAACCCTTTTTTCAACCAATTCTAATTTTTTATCATTCTGGATGTCTGGTCTATAAATCTCTACAACCTCTTCATAATCATAACCAATCGCTGCCATTTGTCCCTTCGCAGCCAGATGAGCAACCCTGTTTTTCATTCCCTCATCACAAGCAGCCCGAAAGTCCTTATGCTTTGTTTTCCATCCCTCAATCGTTGAGGGGGCCACATCCAGCACCAGTGCAATATCCTTCCCAGTAAACCCAAGGGATGACAAATTTCCAGCCACTTTGATAAATTCCGGGGTAAACTTCTTTTTGGTCACTGTTTTTTTAATTACGTCCCCATGCTTCTGAGCAACCTCAACTAATCCATCAGGTTTTTTTGGTTTCTTGCGTGCCATGTTACTTAAATACTTTCATTTAACTCCAAATTGTACGCACCCCTAAAACGTCCCAGAATGGCTCAGGATCGTTTAAAATTTTGACCCCTGCCATGATACCCCTTTTGTGAGATCGTCGATTCTACGCCCACTGCTGGCCGTTTATGGGCTACTGGAAGAAAATTGGTGGCCTCTGGCTTGGCGGGAGCAGCGGTCCGCATCAACTCCACTCTGTCTACCTGCGGAGCACCACCAAAAAACTTTCTTTTTCTTTTTATATTTTCTTTTTCTTTTAATATATGTAATAACTATATTGTTTTTCGCAGGGTGAATGGTATCTTTTAGCCCCTGCGGGGTTAAGCTATTGATGCTAAGTGATAATGTTTAGCTTCAAGTGCCCCCCTATCCCCCCAATATTGAGTACTCCTGAAAACCTAAAAAATTTTTGAATTTTTTTGACATATTCATAAGTACTTTAAAATCAGTGACTTACAAT